GTTGCACAAACACAAGGTAAAGTCGTTTTACATGATGTTACCCCTATTGATAGTGTTTTTCATTTAACCGGTCCTGAACAATCCGCACACGGTTCACTTTTTAATTTTAAAGGATGGGTATTTGCCTGCCTGTCCCATCACATAGCTCTTATAGATCAAGGTGAGTCTCGAACTTGCCAAGTGTCTTATATGTGTGCTTCTAGTGTCATTTCTATTGACGTAACATTCCGCTGTGTAATTAGGAATGATGATGTTATTATATGTAACATATTTTCACCAAAAACTGGCTTAGCAATGCCTCCTTTTGTTTCTCCTTTAAAGGTTAATTTTCTTAGAAGAAATAGAGGTGTAGTTACTGCAGAGTTGTTAGGTTGTAATGTTTGTTCTAAACGCACTCAGCATGATTGTGTCACTCTCGATAGTTGTAGATATAAAGTTAATACTGAAGGTGGTGATTGCGGTAGACCCGTGATCTTCCATGATAGGTACGGATGTCGAGATGGCAGATTTTTTTTGATTGGCATACACTACATTTATTACACAAAGTCCAAGGAGAATGGTTTTGCTCCTATTATACCATTCCAGATTGAAGGTGTTTCTCCTGTTCTTGAGCTGCCTGGCGCCGCTATGTCTCCTAGTACTGAATTTATCAGAGATTCTTTAGCTGATGAGTATTATTCAGGTTTGATAGATATATCAGAGTATGAGCTTAAGAAGTTGGATGCATCCATAGCCACCGAAGCCATCTTTAAATATGATGGTCCTGGTGAGTGGCGTTTTGATGACCATGATATCGAAAACATAGTTTTCACTCTTCTTGAGGCCGAGTTTGAAGAAAATTTGGTTAATCTTGGCAATCCCCTTCTCGATGTTGACGACTTTTGTGAAGCCGTTAAACGTCAAGGTGATGGGTCTTTGGCTCATACATCTGCTGGGTATCCGTGGAGTAGAGAATTCATGGACAAAGTAGATCTCATAGACCATATTGGTGCTGATATCCATGCATCAATTTTAGATGAAAGTATTAACAACATTCCATCCATTTTCACTCTTAACCTTAAAGATGAGGTTCGAGCAAAAAAGAAAGATGTTCGTTCTATTGTATCATCCCCAATCCAACATTTAGCCCCTTGTGTATTTCTCATGCACAACTTTCACATGTCCAATTTGCGATCCTGTAAGGACCATACCCGAGCCTCGAGTTTAGGTATAAATGTTCTCAGCGATCTCGGCGATGTTTGGTATAAATTATTCCCAAAAGAAGTTGGCGGTTCTTACGACGTCGACGCTATGGACACAACAATTTCATCTTATCATATGAAACGTTATTTCGCTATATGGCGAAAATATATTCCTGTCGAGTTTTGCCCTTTATTTGACAAACTTATGACTGAAGTTATCTATTCCCCAATACGGCTTGCAGATGGATCTCTGTGGGTTAAGGACGGAGGTAATCCGTCCGGTTGGTATGGAACTGGTGATCTCAACACTTGGGATTCAGTCTTTAAGTTCTTTTATGCTGTAGCATGTTATGCTCGTGACAACTTCCCTAACATGTGGAAAGCCAATCCTATTGCCTTAATTCGATCGCTCGTGTACTCTAAGCATAACGGTGATGATACTGTTTTCGGTTTTCGGACGCAGAATCATATCCCTAAGAGTGATTTCGTTAGGTATTGGAATGGTAAAATCCGCGTGACTTGGGATGACCCTGATAATGAGGTGTCACACATGTCTGCATGTACTTTTTTGTCTATGAAACCGGTTGCTAGCGACGACTCTTGGGTTACCCCCAGGACAAATCACATTCAACTAGTTCATTGCAAAATAGCTCGACCATTAACAAAAATGTTTTATAAGAAGAGAAATCAGAGTTCCTCTGTGTTATATAATAAAACTGTTTCGTTATTAGTTTTGTGTTGGTACTCTAAGAAGTGGCACACCACTTTGACTGGGATCAAAAAAAAGTTAGAGACCAGATTACACAAAAACATTGTTTTTTTTCCCTCAAGTTCTATCCCGAGTATCCGTGGTGAAGGATTTGTTGAGGCTGATGTTTCTATGTTTAAATCCCTGCAGCGATGCGGAGGACGGCTCCGTAAAAACATGGAAGATACTGTTATTATCCAAGGTAAACCAAACAACAAGCCTAGCACTGTTGTGATCATGAACGAGAGTAAACCAACTAGTGGTCCTCGTAACAATAATAACCGAAGACGGAGAAATAAAAAAAAAAACAATAACAATAACAACAATAATAACCAAGCACGAGTGTTTAAACCACCCACTCCTGCCCCTCAAGCTATGGCTAAACTCATTGAACGCGAAATGAAACCCGTCGGTGACTTAGTAGGTGCCATTATGTTGCAAAATAGTCAATACACCATCCCTCGTGTGATGGAGGCTGTTGTTGCACCGCATCAATTCCATGGTAATAAGGAACTCATTCCCGCTAAGAGCGGCAACGTCACTAAAGGTGCCATGATTGTTCGGCCCCATCCTGATGTTTTTATTGAGTATACCGAAGCTGTCGCGGATGTCAATTTTTCGATGTCTCCTACTTTGGATATACCCAACCAAGTTCAGTACTCTAATGAGCTTATTTCGTTAGACACCACTTTGCCTTGTGGTGCCGGTAAACTGAAGAGTTCTACCGCCAAGTTTGGTGTTTCCGGTAGTCACTATTCAAATTCTTCAAAAGGTTTGAAAGTTGGACTTAAATACTACCCCGGAAACTTTGTTATTCCCAATAATTTGTGGACCTTTTCGTTCTATAACCCGAACTCAACCACTGTGACTTGTCGTTTTTCTTTCGGGCATGTCACTAATACAGGTGTAGCCGTTGAAGACGGCACATCCACTATTGCTAACGTTGCGTCTAAAACTAATAGTACTAACAATATTGGAGTCGGTTCCTTTGCAGCTTTTATTCTTGCTGCCGCCGATCCTGCTAATGCTGGTATTTATTTTGGTTTTCAGTTCACGACCGCTCCTGTGTGGATGGCTTCTGGCTTGACTTTGTCAGTTAGTATGCCCGGCGTAACCGCTTCAGCACCATTGGTTTGGAAATTATGGACTCTCTGGGATCTTCTTCCCCCAGAATTCGCATTACAATGTAAAACACAGTTCGATCTTGCATCTAGAACTTGCACTACAGGTATGCACTTTTTGTTCCAAAACACTACGCCCGAAATGGCGAAGGGAGGGAACGTTTATGCTGCCAGACTACCTGGCAACACCTACAACATTCCCGGAACTATCGATGGCGTTGTCTCACTGATAACGTCACAGGTTCATCATCGACTTGATGAGAATCATTTGGCCAATGGGTTATCCTATTCCCATGTACCAGAGAAGATCCAAGATTGGATGTTTCAAGAGCCTTTAGATTTAGACCCATACGGGGGTAACCCGCTGAATCTACCCTTCCTGTTGTTGGCTTACACCTACACTGGACTCGACGCTAACGCGTTTTTGTCGCTGAATTTGGCAGCTACAATGTCTCTTGAATACCTGACTGTTGATCCATCTAACGCCTTCGTTAAATGTAACGCTTTGCCTGGTTATATGGAAGCTCTCGTAACAGAACTTTCTAAGGTCAACGTCCTCTCTGAAAATCCCGAACACGTGAAAAACGCTTTAAAAGCTGTGAAGAAAGTTGTTACTTCTGACACTTTCAAGATGCTTGCTCGCGGTACTATCTCCGCCGGCGTCAAATTCGCTCCTTTATTGTTATCTTTACTTGTTTGATTTCAAAATTTCACCTCACAATCCGCATTTAAAATTTT